TAATGAACTTGCTAATAGATAAGGACGAATACAAATTTAACCTTATCTCAACCCCAGGTTTAATTTACGATTCAACTACAGATTCAGCTGTTAATACATTAATTAATACTGTAACTTCTAGAGGTGATGCTATTTATCCATTGGATTCAGCTTATTACACAGATGGTGTAGACGCTGTTATAACAGCCGCTGAGGGACTTGATTCTAATTTTGCAGCTACATATTGGCCCTGGGTATTAACCACAGATCCATTAACTAATAAAGCAGTTTGGGCCCCAGCTTCAACTATTATCCCATCAGTTTATGTCTTTAACGATACAGTAACAGCTGCTTGGTTTGCTCCTGCAGGTTTAACTAGAGGATCTATGAGAAACGTTATCCTCCCAGCTAGATCATTACCAAGAGGAGAAAGAGATAAATTGTACGAAGGAAAAATTAACCCAATCGTTAAATTCCCTTCAACAGGTGTAGCAGTATACGGTCAGAAAACATTACAATCTTTAGCATCTGCTACTGATAGAGTAAATGTTAGAAGATTGTTAATAGCATTGAAAAACTTTATCGGAACAGTTGCTGAAGGTTTGGTGTTTGAACCCAACTCATTAGCTACTAGAAATGCTTTCTTAGCAGTAGTAACTCCATACTTAGAATTAGTACAACAAAGACAAGGTTTGTTTGCATTTAAAGTAACAATGGATGATACTAATAACGGTCCTGATGTAATAGATAGAAACGAGTTAAGAGGTTCTATTTTCATCCAACCAGTTAAGGCAGCAGAATTCATAGTACTAGACTTCAACGTCTTACCTACTGGAGCTGAATTCCCAGGATAATTAATTTTTAACAACCACGATATTTATAATTGAATATAATAAAACTTAGAAAACATGGCAGTATTAGATACTAACGAAATATTTTTTACAGCGTTTGAACCCAAACAACAGAATCGGTTTTTAATGTCCGTAGACGGCATTGAATCGTTTATAATCAAGGGTGTCGGCGCAATCACACTAACCCAAGGTGAAGTTACTCTCAACCATATAAACGTTTATAGAAAAGTTAAGGGTAAAACCACTTGGGGTAACGTACAGTTAACTTTGCACGATCCAATTTCTCCTTCCGGTGCTCAACAAGTAATGGAATGGGTAAGATTACACCACGAATCAGTAACAGGTAGAGATGGTTACTCTGACTTCTATAAGAAGGATGTAACATTAAGCGTCTTAGGTCCTGTAGGTGATATCGTTTCTGAATGGATCTTGAAAGGTTGCTTCATCGTAGATGCCAACTTCGGTGATTACAGCTGGGACACAGAAAACACAGCTCAGTCATTAACTATGACTCTCGCTCCAGATTACTGTGTATTGAACTTCTAATTAGAAATAAAATTTCTTGCAAAGAGAGCATACGAAAGTATGCTCTTTTTGTTTTTCTATATATTTATATAAAACAATTAAAAGTTATTAATAATGAGTGACGAAAAAACAGTTGACACACAACCCATGGAGGTCGTTGAAAAGAAAAAATTCGACTTCCCTACGGAAATTGTAGAGCTACCTTCAAAAGGTCTACTTTATCCTAAATCCAACCCTCTTTCTTCTGGTAAGATCGAAATGAAGTACATGACTGCTAAAGAAGAGGACATTTTAACTAACCAAAATTACATTAGACAAGGCGTTGTTCTTGATAAGTTGATGCAAGCATTGATTGTGTCGAAAATCAATTATGATGACCTTGTAGTAGGCGATAAAAACGCTATAATGGTCGCTTCTCGTATTTTGGGTTATGGTAAAGATTATACTTTTAACTATAATGGTGAAGAAGTAACAATTGATCTAGCCGAAATAGCTCCAAAATGGATTAAAGAAGAAGATTTAGTAGAACCCCACACTAATGAATTTGGTTATACTTTACCTCACACTAATACTCCTGTTACATTTAAAATCTTAAATAACAAGGATGAAAAAATGATTGAAGGTGAAGTTAAAGGTTTGAAAAAAATTAACAAACAATCCTCTGCTGAACTATCTACCAGACTAAAGCACATGTTGCTATCAGTTAATGGTGATGATTCAAAGAAAACCATTAGAGAATTTGTTGACAAATATTTCTTAGCTCGCGATTCAAGAGCACTAAGAGAACATATCAAGGAGATTCAGCCCGATATGGACCTATCATTTGATTATTACCCTGAAGACGGTGGTGATGCACAATTAGATGTTAAGGTGCCTATCGGGGTCACATTTTTTTGGCCTGACGCCTGAATATAGGGTAAGTATGTTTGCTATGATACATGATATAGTGTATCATGGTAACGGAGGGTTCGATTGGTATACTGTTTACAATATGCCTATTTGGCTTCGTAAATTCACTTATAAAAGAATTGCAAATTTTGTTGAAGAACAAAACAAAGCCAATCAATCGTCCTCATCGCCAAGTGGAGGATCTCGCCAAATAGACTTTGCGGCCCCTCCTTCAGATATAAAACCAGGCCAAAGAATATAAGGGTAGTGCGAAAGCGCTACCCTTTAATATTTATCGCAAAACACATTGTATGGCTTCTGACGAACAAATCAATAATCAAGAACGTTTTAACGACTTACAAAGGCAAAGTAGAGATCTGTTAAATGATTATAATGAAGGATTACTAGATTCTTCTGATTTTGTTAATGTTCTTACCAGTAGAACTTCTCAATTAGTAGACTCTATACGAGATGTCAACAGGGAAAAAGGTAAAACCTTAAAAGCAGATAGAGATTTAACTTCTAGTATCACAAAAATCTCAGACTTAACTAAAAGTTTATCTACTCCATATAATGATATGGGTAAAGCTATTAGGGATAGTAGTAAAGCAACTGGCCTACAAGCAAGACTAAGTAAAGATTTAGCTCTTATCTCAGAAAAAATAAATCAAGAAGCGGTTACATATAATGGAACCCAAATGACCCAACTTGAGTTGGCTGAAAGTTATTTAGCAACCCAATCTGAAATTGCTCAAACCGAAGATAGAATAGCTAATTCTAGAAAACTTATGAGTTCGGTAGAGCAATCTTCTTTTGATAATATCGTCAAAAGTCAAAGAGAAAAAATAGAGGCTGAAAGACAATACAATAAAATTTTAGAATCTGGAGATATTAATTTAGCCGCAATGGGTGGCAAACAGAAAAAAATTAATGATCTAGAAAGAGAAAAAAATATAGCTGCTACTAACTATGCTAAAGCCCTCAAATCAGGCAGTATAGATGCTATTAAACTAGCCGAAGATGAATTAGAAATAGCAGACAAAAGATCCCAATCTTATATGTCTCAACTTCCTCTTGTAGAACAAGAGTTCTTTAAGAAAAAACAAATAAGAGAAGAAGCTCGAGCGGGATATGCCCAAGAAATTAAAGCAGCTAAGGAATTAGGACATCAAGGAGCTTTAAATTTAGCTCAAGATCAAGATGCTGTCGATTCTCTTAGAGATGAGGCTGATGCTAAAAAATCACTTCTTAGTTTAGATGCTCAAGCTTTTGTAGAAGGTCAAAAAGCTAATAAAGAACTTGAAGTTGCTGTTAATTATCTTGAGGAAGAAGAACAAAGGGTAAGAAGTATTATACAAGCCCAAACCTTATGGAATGTATCCTTAGGAGCAGTTGGAGGTATTTTGAAAAAATTTGGTTTAGACAACCAATTAATTACTGTTGGGTTAGATGAAGGAGCAAAAGCAGCTCAATCTATGGCTGAAGAGTTAACTACAACTCGCCGTGAAGCTAAAGGAGCAGCTAAAGCAGCTGAATTAGAAGCTATAAAAGCAGGTCAACTTTTAAGTTCTATAAACGCTGATTATCAACAAGCATTAAAAGATGGTGACACTGCTAGAATTGAAAGCTTATCGAAAGAAAAAGCAATTGCTGAAGAACGTGCTAAGATAGCAAACCAAAGTTATGCCGAAGCCGAATCTGCTTCTAGTAGAGCTAATTCATTAGTTGCTAAAATAGGAGGCTCATTTAAAGTATTAGGAGCAGGCATAAAGGGAACGTTTAAGGGGATGGCTAGTGAATTTAAAGCTCTTGCCCTTAGTGCTTTAATTGTAGGAGCTTTTAAAAAAGCATTTAAATTAATAGGAGGAGGGGTAGTTACTAAATTTGTTAGTGATCTTACAAGTAAATTTAAAGAAGGAATATCTTTTATACAAAATGAATTCTTTTCTCTCCAATCATATATAAATGATGTAAATGCTGGAGATCAATTCCTCCAACAAATAGAAGATTCTACTGCTAAAATTGCTTCTAACTTAGGACTAGGTACATCAGAAGCTAGAGAATTAGTAAGTCAAGCAAGTGAAGTTAGTAGGGAAGTAGGTATGATGCCCGAAGAACTAGCAGCAGTTACAGGTGAATTACAACAGGCATTTGGTACTACACAAAAGTTTTCTACTGATACAGTAAAAACTATGGGTGAATTAACCAATTTATTTGGATTAACTAACCAAGAAGCTTCTGAATTCGTAAAATTAGGCAAACTCTCAGGTCAAGAAGCAGGAGAAGTAGTAACAGAAACTAGAGCC